CACCGCCTCCAGCGGGATGGCCAGCATGCCGGCCTCCTCTGTGCAATCAGCCACCCGGAACAATCTCCCGTCAAAGTCGATCTGTTTCCCGTAGGCAGGGCGCGGTCCATATTCATCTTTGGCCACATAGATCAGGCGGCGGCTTTTATATGTCCCATCCACTTGGATCCCCATTTTCGATTTGTCCCGCTCCAGCAGTTCGTTTTCATCCACCACCACGGTCATGGGCTTTCCGTCTATGGTGTGGGTGTCCGCATGCTCCTGTTTATTCAGGAACACATCGAAAATGTCAGCCGCCACAAGATCCTTGAAACTGGGGGCGCCCATCAGTGGGCGCTCCCGGTTTCGGTTTGAATAAAATGATTCCGTTATATCGTGTCCATTCCTCAGCTACATCTTCGATCGTCATCCCGTCGGGAACTTGATCTTCTGGGAAAAGCAATACGCCTTTGGCACTTGATCCCATGATAAAATCAACCAATGTAATCAGTCGGTTTATATATCGTTGCTGGTCGATGATGTCTTCGACAAAAGAGTGAATTTCTCCGTCGATAAGCGGATAAAGTCGCATGCTGTAAGGGTGTTCTCCGTGCCAGTACGGGGTCTCTCCTTCATCCAAAATGTCTCCGAAAGGAGAGAAAAAGCGATAATACCAAAACTGGTCGATAAACCATTCGGTGCGGATCAGCGGAACGTCTTT